CATCGCGGCAGTAGCGCCAAGTGCTTTGGGGTTTGCTGCGCCTAGTTGCTTCTTAGAATTTCCGGGAGCATTGACTCTAGCTCCGCTGTCCATAGCATTGGGGTTGCGTCCGGGTACGCCAGGCTCAAGTAGGTTTCCTTGCTGAACGGAAGGTTTTGATCCAGCATTTGTTGCAGTATCTCGTCCCATAGCCCAGTTCGGGACATCCAATCCTCCAGCTTTTTCGAGGACAAGCGATCTAGCGGTGTCGAGGTTGATTCGCCCCTTCGAGTAGTCGCTCCAGATTCCTTCAATGGCAGTCTTATTAGGGACACTTTTCCACTCTCTTGGATAGAGGTTTCTAACAGCCTCCCAAGTGACAGACTGCATTTCTCTTGGCATTATACCAGCTTCTTCAGCAGCCATGCGATAGGCATCAGCATTCAAACCGTATGTGCCACTAGCGCCGGTTACAGCAGAGCTTGGCGCTCCGCTTCCAAAATTAGCAGAAACCGCTGGTGACGATCCGCTTAATGGCATCAGTTGACCAGCGGCAATAGCGTGAGTATCCATTGTCACATCTGCGACGGCAGGCATTTCTCGTGCATACTCAGGCGAAACGATGTTGTTATAGAAGTTTCTTACCTTGTGCTGACTGCCCATCTGACGAGAGATGTTGTCGATACTGCCGTTTTCTATGACTCTGATCGCCTTAGATATTTCGTTGTTTGATCCCCAGGCGGCAGTGCCCTTCTCACCTTTAGAAGTTAATGCCGGACCCATCGATTCGCCAGTTGGCGATATAATATCGTACCCACGATCTGAAAATGCCTGATCGTGAGATCGAACCCACATCGCTTTTCCAACATCGTTTAACTCTGTAAAAGGTTTAGACAAAACAGACTTAACATTATCTGCATATACCTTTTTGCTGTAGAGCTGCTTCAACATCTTCGCGTGCTTTTTGTCTGGCAATTTTGAACCAGCTTTGATGCCGGCAGCATAAGAGTCGAAAACACGATCAGCTAAAGAAACGTTTTGATACCAATCTTTTTGCGGGGATAAAGCAGCTAAAACACCAGAAGCTTGCTCAACTGAAGTGTTGTATCTGTTAGCCAGACCGCTTGCTAATTGATTCGCGCCTCGATACCAATTTTTTGCTGTATTGACAATGTCACCAGGATACTGGTTGTACAGATAATTTAAATTGTCACCAGTTTGTTCTCGATAAGCATCAAGCAAACCTTTTGTCGATCGGGCATTTGTCTTCAAGCCAGGCATCGTCTTGACTGCGGCAGCAACTGTTTTGTCTAAATTGCCACCAGCATTTATCGCATCAGTGTTGATAACGAGGCTAGGGTCTAGTGGGTTCTCTGTCGCTTTTACAGCAGTCGGAAATCGCTGCCCAATCCTGGCGCCTTGCTTTGCGGCACCTAAAAGTATTGCGCCTTGACCAGCTTCAGCCTCATCGGGAGTCGCGGCAGCGCCTAACAGACCGGCGCCTAGTAACCTACGAGCAGCAGCAGAGCTCATCTACTTAGCGGGTTTCTTTTTCTTAGGAGGCGCGGATTTTTTCTTTGGGGTCATCATCTGTTCGATGGCCTGGGCAGCATCGCGATGCCCTTGTGGTCCGTTTTTGTAAGGCTTCATTTGCACCACGCAATTTAAGGGGGATATTTATTTTCCCTCTTAAAAACTTGTTACATAACCCCTAGACCATATTTAAGTTTCTTCGGATCGGCTTGTTCCAGTTGGTGCTGCTTGATCCTCCGTGGATGACCGTGGCCGCCTCAACAGCAAACGTTAGACAGACAGCATCCGCCCGGTCAGGGCTCGCCAGACCTCGCTTGCTCATTTCAGCTTTGGATTCGATTTGTAGCTTGCCGCTTGATGTGAATTTATATTTGATTGCGACCAACTCAGCCAGAAGATGATCATCCATTGGCATACTTACGTCTCTGGCCTCTAACCAGGCTTTCAGCTTGTACCAGAGCTCCGCTCTGAGGTTGAGGTAAGTGCCGCGCAGTGATGGGCTCTCAGCAGTATTAACGCCCACTGCGGGCAATTGCAGCTCTCTCAATCGATCGCAGACGCCACCACCCACACCGATCGAGTCAACGCAGATCGTTGCCGGCTGCGACCTGGGCAGACAGCTTTCGAATTCAGCAACGACAGCCCCCGTCAATTGCATCAGGTCAAGACCGCGCCATGTTTCCATCGCTAGTATCTTGCGGCCCTGGCGCTTACACAAAACGCTAGACGCACTCCCGAAGCGCGCAACGTCTAAGCCCCAGATAATTGGCTCATCGTCAGTTACCTGTACATCACGCTTCTGCGCGCTTTCAACGAGCTCCAGCGGGATAACAGTGTCATCGTCTCTCGCGGGGAAATCACCTAACACGCGGACCCGGTAGGCATTGCTCTCTTCGCCATATCTGACTTTCATCTCATCAACATATTCTTCAGAGACGAGTCCTGAGTCAACGCAGCTCACCTTTCTCGTCCACCACTCGCCTGCTTGACGATGATGCGTATCAAAGAAAAAGCCACTAGATCGAGTTGGGTTGCCTAACAGGATAGTACTGGCGTTATGACCGGACATCGAGCCCGCCGCAGCTTCGAAGACTTGTTCGGGAATACCTGATGCCTCATCGCATATGAGCAACACGTTATCGGAGTGTACGCCCTGAAGCGCTTCGGGTGTTTCTGCGCGGCTAGTTCGACAACTGATGAATGCTTCACTGGGCGCAGCCTTATGACTTACGCGATCGCTCTTAACATCGAGGATTTCTTTTAGGGCAAGCGGTAGCTCATTTATCCAGCGCTTTACTTCAGCAAACAACGCATCGAACAACTGCGCGCTCGTTGGGGCAGTCACGACAATCTTGACGGGGTATCGAGTGATTAAGTACCAAAGCATTAGCCAGGATGCAGCGGTCGATTTGCCTACACCATGACCTGACCTGATGCTTAGTTTTCGCTCGCCATCGCAAACTGCTTTCATCAAGTCAGCTTGCCAGGGCTGGGGTTTTACATTTAGGACATGCTCTACAAACGCTACCGGGTCATTCCGATAGCGCAATAAAAATTCTTTATAGGGGTTTTCCTCTGCCATTAAGTGCTCGCTTAACTGCCATATGAGAAGTTGGCAGATCATAGAGCGAAGAAACTTGTTCCGCTATAGCGCGCAAGCTTTTGCCCTGATGCTTCATCGCCACCATCGTCGCGACAGCACGAGCGCGGATTGGCAGTTGCTCGATGCGCGCCTCTTTGCCTTCTCCGATGACGCAGTAGCCCCAGGGAGCCGATCCACCGATATGGCCTTGCTTGGCCTTCTTTGCCTGCCGGCCGCGATTGCATCGCTCCTTAATCGCTCTGCGCTCATGGCCGGCGAATGCCGCCATGACTTCAAGCATCAGGCGCCCGGTGGTATTAGCATCGTCGGTCACGTCACCGTGGCCATTCAGGAATAAACGAACGCCCTTGCCCTTGAGCTCATGGATCGCGTTAAGACAGTCGCGAGCGTCCCTGGAGAATCGATCGAGTGCGCTACAAATGATGATATCGCCTTCGACCAGATCAAGAGTCGCGACAGCCGGCCTGTCGAAGAAGTCGCTGGCGCCGCTGATGCCTGCGTCTGACAGCCAGGTGATTTGTGTGTCGAGATTGCTTGCCATCGCAACGCCGGTTATTTGGCGCTGCTGGGTATCGAGGCTAGTGCCATCGGCTTGCTCGTCTGTCGAGACTCTGGTGTATCCGTATATCATAGTACTCCCCCTAAAATTGATAAAACTGGTAAAACTGGTAAAACTGGTAAAACGGACCAAACAGGCCAAACTCACTGTTTATGCGGCCTGTAGGGCGCCTGGTGGTTTACTTGTTGATCAGCTCACCGTTTTCGTCTCGGATGAAGTAAGCCAACGATGCGCCTACTATCTCGTCCCATGTCATATCCAGAACCTCGGGGTCATAGGTATCAATAGCGTTCTGTATTGATTGTTGCAGCCATTCACGAGGTGCTGCCTCTATCTGCTCTTGCGTGAAGCTGCTGCAATATCTATACGCCGAATCACGTAGAGCGTTTATGTTGCTGAGGCCTTCTACTATAGGGTCTGGTGTAATCATCTTGTTTTCCTTCGTTTGTTTGTAATGGTGTATCGCTGTAACACTGTCCATTATACGGACATTGTATTTCTTGTAAACCTTTTGTTAACAATTATTTGCTTATAGGGAAAAATAATTTTTGTTAGGATCGAGGTTTTGGAGGTCGATTATGAAGAAGCACGGTGGCTACAAATTGAAGGGTAAGGGCAAAGCCAGGAAGAATAGGAGCGCCGCAATGGTAGGTGGAATTCGGATCACTCGAGCAAAGCCTGCATACCCTCCGCGATAAGGAAATGACATGAGCCTTTACAAAAATATCCACGCGAAACGAAAGCGCATAAAAGCCGGCAGCAAAGAAACAATGCGCAAGCCCGGCACCAAAGGCGCTCCAACCGCTAAGTCTTTCGCGAAAGCAAAAAAAACAAGAAAAAAGAAATAAGTCGCGACAGCCCCCTCATGGAGCGACTCTTGCCCGGTGCGATGCCGGGCTTTTTTTTGCCAAAATTTTTTTGGTGCGTCCGGGCCTAACCCTCTCCCCACCCCCCAGGCCTACCTCGAAGGGGGGGGTCAAGAAATAGTTAAATCCTGCTATATACCGTAAGTCATTGATATTGCTAGCTATTTACATATGTTGTAACGCTCGTTTACGGCTGTTACAGCTTACAGCCCTGACTTAGCGTGTATTCCAGCCCAAATGCCCGCTAATCCCGGTCCTGCGCGCGTTGGACGGCCCGTGCAGCGCGTCTCTGCGCGTGTATGCTAGTCGCTGACGATGTCTCTGAGCGCTTTAAGATGTTGATCTTGGATATTTATCTGGAGCAGCGGATCTTTGCGAGCCGCCCAGTTATCAGGGTTTGCTTGGGCTGCAAGCCATTTGCGCGTATCAATCCTTACCTTGGCAACTTGCGCATCACTCGCATCAGCAATGTTATCAGCAATCGATAACGTCTCTTCGGCGAGGTAGTTCGCCCACTCTTTGCGCGCCTTGTAGTAACGATCCTCTCGACCCTCGGCGCCTCGCATCCACTTATAGAACACTCGCTTTCCAACACCACATTCCTTGATCAATGCAGTCACGGTTGTGCCACTTGCCAACCTATCGAACAGGACATCCTCGCCGATATCTTCGAGCTTCTTGACCTTAAGGGATATCAGTTTAGTTCCACTCATTTTCGCTCACTCCTAACTCGCGCAGAACATCCTGAACATCGTTGTTGTAGTCGAAGTCCTCATAGTAATCTGCAAACATAATTGAATGTATTCGTTGTCTACCAGTTAGTTCCACTGGTGATGTTGATTCGGTCGTTCTAAGACCCTTACCTTTGCCCCCTTGTCCTGTGTTGGACGAAGACATAAAAGCTCTCAGGGAGCCTCTATGGGCGTCTGAACAGCGTAGCGTTCATGCACTTTCACTATCGATTCGATTGCATCACCCTTCTTGATCAGGTCGCTGGTATATCGAAGCACCACAAAACCATGTTCAGCTGCCAGGTTGTATTTGACGCAATCATTGCGAAAGCCAACACCAGAAGTATGC